CAATTAGCATCAACTCTGCTTACCGCAGCCCGCAGGTTAATGCGGCAATCAAGGGGTCGAAGACCAGTCAACATTGCCACGGTACGGCAGCAGATATTCGTGTGTCTGGAATGATCCCAGATCAGGTGGTAAAGCGTATCATTGCGTCAACGTTGCCATACGATCAGGTTATCCGTGAGTTTTCAGATCCGGTGCGTGGCGGTGGATGGACGCATGTCAGCATCCCGAACGCAGCAGACGGAAAGCCTAGAAAAATGGCGCTGATCATCGACAAGAAGGGCACACGCCCGTACAAGTCAGGTGGGTAAAAATGCCATTACAGAAACTGCAACTGCGCCCAGGCGTCAACAGAGAGGGAACGACGCTTGCCAACGAGGGCGGTTGGTTTGAGTGTGACAAGGTTCGTTTCCGGTCGGGCTATCCGCAGAAGCTAGGCGGCTGGCAGCCGATCTCCAGCAACACTTATCTAGGTTTTGCTCGTAGTCTGTGGAACTGGGTCACGCTGCGCGGGTATAACCTGCTGGGCGTTGGCACCAACCTTAAATACTACGTTGAGAACGGTGGCACCTATAACGACATCACGCCGATTCGTGCGACAGATGTTCTGACAAATCCGTTCACTACCACCAGCGGCTCCAGAATTGTCACCGTGACAGACGCGGATCACGGCGCGATTGCCGGTGACTACGTGACGTTCTCGGGTTCGTCGACGGTAGGCGGTTTGGATCTGAACGGTGAGTTTGAAATCTTAACTGCGACGACCAACACGTACACCATTTCTGCGCTGACCAACGCAAGCTCGTCTGCCACAGGTGGTGGCACCGTGACTGCTGCATATCAGCTAAACGTCGGCCTGCCTACTTATGGCTTTCTTGCAGGCTGGGGCGCAGGCTTGTGGGGCGGATTTAGTACGGGCGCAACGCAGACCATATTGACGGCTAGTGTAAACGCTGCCAACACCAACATTACCGTTACATCTACTCTTGGATTTTCCAACGCTACCGGCACGATCCTGATGGATCAGGAGTTGGCGCAATACTCTGGCAACACTGCCACTATCTTTACCGGCACGACTCGTGGTGCTAACGGCACGGTGGCAACTAGCCACACCGCCAACACCGTGGTGTACAACGCGGCTTCCTTCACCGGCTGGGGTCAGTCTGCGGCGTTTGGTATTCCGCAGCAGTTGCGTTTGTGGTCAGAGGCTAACTTTGGCGATTACCTGATTATTAACCCACGCGGCGGTGCGTTGTACATGTGGGTGCCGGCTTACAGCGGCGCAGGCAACCTGTTGTTCGGCACGCGGGCGCAGCTACTGTCTAGCAACAGTTCTGGCATTTACGAGACGGACACAAGCTGCCCGACGATAGCCAACTACGTGATGGTTTCGGACTCGTCCCGTTTTGTGATTGCCTTTGGCTGTAATGATGTTGGCAGCACAGCACAAGATCCGTTACTTATTCGCTGGTCTGATCAAGAAGATTATCAAGTTTGGGTTGTTGGTGACATTACCAAGCAATCTGGTAGTTTTCGATTGTCCTCTGGCTCGACCATCATCACGGCGCAGCAGACTCGTCAGGAAATCTTGGTCTTTACCGACGCTGCGGTGTTTTCGATGCAGTATCTTGGACCGCCATACGTCTGGGGCTTCAACATCCTGTCTGACAATATTTCCATCGCCGGTCCGAACGCGGTGGCGACGGCCAATAACATTACCTACTGGATGGGCACAGACAAGTTCTACGCCTACACCGGTCGAGTGGAAACGTTGCCGTGTGCGCTGCGCCAGTTTGTGTTCAACGACATCAACCTTGAGCAGTCGTACCAGTTCTTTGCTGGCACGAACGAGGGCTACAGCGAAATCTGGTGGTACTACTGCTCGGCCAACTCGACGGTTATTGACCGGTACGTCGTGTACAACTATCTGGATCAGGTTTGGTACTACGGCACGCTTGGCCGCACGGCATGGCTAGATAGCCCGCTGCGTCAGTACCCTATGGGTGCGACCTACAGCCACACAATTGTGTTCCACGAGAATGGCAACGATGACATTGAGGTGAGTGGTCAGGTTGTTCCGATCAACTCCTACATCCAATCTTCTGACTTTGACATCGGTGACGGTCACAACTTTGGCTTTGTCTGGCGGATGATTCCCGACATTACGTTCGATGGCTCGAGTACGCCGTCGCCCGGCAAGCCGGAAGTCACCTTCACCGTTCGTCCCCGCCAGAACCCTGGTGCGCCCTACGGCACGTCTGATACGCCGACCGTTGCGTCGACACAGTCGTACAACAGCGCCCGGTACTACACGGTTCAGGAATTCACAGAGATTGTGTACACAAGGTTGCGCGGGCGGCAGATGGCATTCAAGGTCAGCTCAAATCAGATCGGCTGTGCATGGCAGCTAGGTGCGCCAAGAATTGATGTGCGTGCTGATGGGAGGCGGTAGATGGCTAACACTGCCATTACTAATAAGATCATCGTCCCGGCAGTTCCGGCGCTACCGATTGGGCCGGTAGATTACAACCGTCAGTATCAAGACCAGCTTAACAACGTACTACGTCTGTACTTCCAGCAGCTTAATGGGGTGGTGGCAACGTTTCTGTCTAATAGCGGCGGCAGGTTTGTTAGTCTTCCTTGTGGCGCGTTTTTTTCCAACGTGTCTCAAAATACTACAGCCAATACCGTCACTATCATAACGCTGAACAATACCGATGCTAATGCAACATTATCTACACAGTTGTCGAACGGTAGCGTCAGGGTTGATTATTCCGGCGTTTATAACTACCAGTTTAGCGCCCAGTTTTTTAATACCGACTCACAAGCGCACGATGTGTTTGTGTGGGCACGAGTTGGCGGCACAGATGTTTACGATTCAGCAACACAGGTAACAATACCTAGCAAGCATGGCGGCACAAATGGTGCGGCGGTGGCAGCTTGGAATTTCGTAATACCAGTAGAGGCGAATACTGTTATTGATTTGGTATGGACATCTACAGATTCTGCTGTGAGTTTGGGATATAAAGTGGCGCAGTCAAGCCCGTATGTTCGGCCATCAATTCCTTCTGTAATCAGCACAGTAACCTTTGTTTCAAGGTTGCCTGCGTGATACGATTGACAAAATTTCTTAAAGGTGCGTTATGAGCCTTCATACCCTAGCCCAACATCTTCAAAGCGCCGGTAGGGGCGAGGACAAGGTCCTTGTTCATATGACCCCGCGTGAAGTCCAAAGCTTGCAAACGTTGGCGATGGCTCATGGTGGCAGCCTTACGGTCAATCCACAGACTGGCTTGCCGGAAGCGGGCTTTTTGTCTGCTCTGTTGCCTATGGTGGCGGGCGCATTCTTGGGTCCGGCTGGTATGGCTGTCAAATTTGGCGGCCTTTCTAGCGCCATGTCGGCTGGCCTGTTGACCGCAGGTATTGGCACTCTTGCCACCGGCAGTCTAGGCAAGGGCTTGATGATGGGTATGGGCGCTTATGGTGGCGCAGGACTGGGTGCCGGTTTGTTGGGGCCAAGTGCAGCAACGCAAGCTGCCGCGTCTCAAGCCGCAGCGGCTGCTCCTAGTGCAGCAGCAACAGCAGCATCAAATGCCGATAAGCTGGCTGCTATTAGCGCAAACCCTGCTGGTGTGTTGCCGCCGCCTACGCCTGCAAGCATTATCGCCAAGGCTCCAGCAGGCGGCACGATGGTTGGTGGTCAGTTTGTTCCAAATCTCACAGTAAACCCACCAGCCAACCCAATCGTTAGACCAACTGCGGCAAACGTACCAACAACGCAGGGTGTCACTGCTGTAGAACAAGCAGTAAAAGCACCAACGCTAGGCGAACGGTTCCAACAGTTTGGCGGCAAGTTATTTGGTAGCGGCGAAGAGGGCAAAGAGGCACGCAAGAACTTTTTGCAAGAATATGGAATGCCACTGGCGGCTTCTGGTGTTGCGACTTACATGCTGTCGCAAGATGATCGCAGAATGCCGCAGCAACAGCCAGGCGAGCCAATTCGTCCTAGCCGCACGTACACGGGTGAATACATCGCTGGCGATAGGCCGGGGCTTTCTGGTGAGCGTGATTACACCTTTTTGGCAGAAGGCGGTCTGGCAGGGTTGCCAGTAGAGAAGATGTCGCAAGAGGCATCTACTGGTGCAAACACGAACTACCCGATGGCAAACATGCGTCCGTATGGATATATGGTGCCGCGCAACGAGCCGATATCGGAGAACGTATTCAAGCCTATGGATTACCAGAGGACAGATCCGTACACCGGTGAGCAGAAGCTTGCGGGCGGCGGCATCGCGTCTTTGGCAACAGGTGGATTTGTTTCCAAGTTAAAGGCTGTAGCCAAGCCACCGGAACCAAAGCCTAAGTTGCAAAGCCCCGCAGCGCTGAACAAGAAGATTGCATCGCTAAAAAAGTACAGCGATCTTGGAAACTATCAAAGTCAGGTTAATGACTTGAGGTCACAGCTTGCTGAGCTGAACAAAAACAAAAGGGCGAATGCAAAGCCGATTGCTAACATAACAAAGCAGTTGAAGACGGCCAACGCAGGCTTAACGCAAGCCAAGGCATATCAGTCTACCGTTGCCGCCCGTGACAAGATGGTAGCTGCGAATGAAGCGGTCACTGCAAAAGCGCAGAGTGCTTACGATTCTGCTATGGAAAATTACAACGCATATCAAGATGCGTTATCGGCAGAGAAGCAAGCGTGGCAGGAAGAAACTGGTCGCAAAGCTACGGGTGTGCAAGCTCTACGTCCGCAATCTTATGAAACGGCAGAGTCAATACAAAACAAGATAAGAACGTTGCAAGATAAAAAAAATGATGTTTTAGCAGAAGCTGTTAAAAAAGGCGGAAAGCCTAATGTAAAAAAGATTGAGGAACAAATAGCTTCGCTGACTGCACAGCTTAAAACAGCAGGACAGTACAAACCACTTGCCAAGTTTGCGTACGATCCAACCGTTCGTTTGATGGAAGAGAACGACGTCCGCGCTATCTTTGAAGATGTTGCAGGCCGCCGTCCGACAGCAGCAGAAATTGATACGTTCTTAGGAACGAGAACAAGCGACGCAGCTATTGCAAAGTTTGCCACTAAGTTGCCCGATGTCGTTGCCAAGATGGCTTACACAGACGACGACCTGCGTGAGAACTGGCAGTACTACGTTGGCAGGGAGCCAACCGCTGGCGAGCTTGCGGCCATGAAAAAAGCCAAGCCAACTAACTTTAATCAGTTGCGCAGCTATATCAAGGGTCAAGAAGCGTTCCTTGAAAACGTCAACAAGCTAGGCTTGGGGTCGATGGTTGCTAGTTCTAAGCTTCCTGTGGAGGCAATTTCTACGGCATTCAGGGATGTTCTTGGCAGGCAACCAACCTTGGAAGAAATTAACAAGTACTCTACAGGGCAAACACAGCAGTCGTTGGTGGAGGCATTGAAGCAAACGCCAGACTACAAACAAAAGTTTACGCAAGGCTTAATACCAGCGCTGACGTATGAAAAGTATGCCCCCGGTACTGTGCTTGAGTACACGCCTACCCCGCAAACACAGACTGGGCTTGGAGCTATTAGCGGCTTAACGCCGACACCATCAGGTATGCAGACACCACAGACTCGTGGACCTGTAACGATTCAAGGTGCTATGCCGCTGAACCCAACGTTCCAAGAGCAGCTTGGATTGCAGACGTTAGCAGCCCAAGCGGCAGAGACTGCGCCTGCGTTGCAGCGTGGCCTGCGGTTTGACGCACCGGCAGCAGCGCCAGCGCCGAATCAGTTGATGCCCGGCTTAACTGGATTAACACAACCACCCCCGCCGCAACAGCCACAACAGCAGAACTACGAGCAGCAGTTGGCAAATATCGGTGAGAAGCAGATTCAACCTGCGGTAGCGCAATCTAATGTAGTAGCCCAGCCGGGAGTGGTAATTCCAGTTGATGCTTCTGCGAATGCGGCACCTGTCACGATGATGGCAATGGGTGGTTATGCAGGTGGTGGGTATCACTTGGGTGATTACTCTGACGGTGGTCGTTTATTGAAAGGACCCGGCGATGGAGTATCTGATTCTATCCCTGCTTCTATTGGCGGCAGGCAGCCTGCTCGTCTTGCTGATGGTGAGTTTGTAATCCCAGCGCGGATTGTGTCCGAACTTGGCAACGGTTCCACTGATGCTGGCGCACGTAAGCTGTACGCCATGATGGACAGAGTGCAGCGAGCGCGACGCAAGTCGATAGGAAAAAATCAGGTAGCAGTAAATAGCAGGGCAGAGAAGTTGCTGCCTGCATGAAGTTAGACATAGCGTTAATACCTTACGGCGCGGTAGCCGGAACGATTCCAGCCATCATGCCGTATCTGGTGGAGTCGGCGAAGCGCAGTAGAGGTCGGTCAAGCGTGGACGATATTCTGCGCTTCCTGTTTACAGGCGAGATGCAGTTGTGGGTGGTGTTTGATGATGAGACCAAAGAGGCGCACGGTCAGTTCATCACGCAGGTAAAGCAGTATCCGCAGTTTAAAATGTTGGTCATTCAGTATGCGGCAATGTTGCCAAACAAGATGGCGCAGATAGAACCGCTGATGCAAGAGTACGCAAAGACTTACGCAGTAGATGCTGGGTGCAAGGGCATCGAGTTTGTTGGCAGACCGGGTTGGAAGAAGCACGCTGAGAAGTATGGCTACACAGCACAAAGCGTGACGTACCAAAGATTTTTTGAGTAGAGGCTACTATGAGCCGTATATCTTTTGCAATGATGGAAGCTGGGTTTATCCCCGGCGATCTTGGCGCTTTCAAAGCGGAGGGCGGCAAGATTCGTTTGTATGACAGTGGGCCAAGTCAGCAGCAGCCGACATCTCAAACGGTAACGCAATTAAGTTACCCAGAAGAGTTCAAGCCGATGCTTACAGAGACTGCCGGTCGCGCTCTGGCAGAAGCATCACGGCCATACACCCGGTACATGGGTGAGCGGATTGCTGGCTTTGATCCATTCCAACTGACAGCACAGCAGGCGGTAGCCAACCTTGGCCCTGCGCAACAACTTGGCCCAGCGTCACAGTTTGCAACAGCGGCTGGCTTAAAGGCGGGTGATGTGCAGTACGGACCGCAGCAGTTCGGCACAGCCAGTTTTACCACGCCTGGACTGGCTAGTTTGTATATGTCGCCCTACTCGCAGAACGTCATTGACATTCAGCAACGTGAAGCGCAGAGACAGGCAGACATTGCCAACCAACAGTTGAAGGCACAGGCAGTAAGTCGCGGCGCGTACGGCGGTAGTCGTCAGGCGATTATGGAGGCCGAGGCGGCTAGGAATCTAGCGCAGCAGAAGGCAGACATTCAGCAACGCGGTCAGCAAGCTGCGTTCGAGCAAGCGCAGAACTTGTATGGCACCGAGGCTGGCAGAGCGTTACAGGCACAACAAGCAATGGAGCAGTCACGTCAGTATGGCGCTGGCCTGACCATGCAAGGATTGCAGACGCAGTTGCAGGCGGCGCAGCAGTTGGGTGGTCTTGGTGCAGAACAAATGAAGCAGCAGCAAAGTCTCATCAACGCGTTGCAGGGTGTGGGGCAGCAGCGGCAAGCGTTGCAGCAGCAGATGCTTACACGCGACTACGAAGACTTCTTGGCACAGAAACAGTACCCGTACCAGCAGATTGCATTTATGACAGAGATGCTAAAGGGTATGCCGCAGCAGACGACGGAAAAAATATATCAAGCACCCCCGTCTGTGTCGGCGCAGTTGGCATCTGCTGCGCCAATCTTATATGGCGCAAGCAAGTTTTTTGCTGGTGGCGGTCTAGCCGATCTAGCAGTTGATCATCTGTCGAGAGGTTGATGATGAAGCGAGATGATTTTGGAATGCGGATAGACGAGATCCGTGAACTTGCTACCAAGTACAGCAAGCCTGACTTGGCGCGCATGGTGCAGATGGGCATGTTGGAGCCGCAGAAGGCGCTGATGGCTGGCATGATGATTGATCGGATTGCCAAGTCTGCTATGCAGCCGCCTCAGACAACAGTTGCACAAGACGTTCTAGGTCAGCAACCAACCTCTGCACAACCAGAGATGCCAGAAGGAATTATGGCAGCGCCGGGCGCTCCTGCTCCTAGCGAAGGCGTGGCAGCGTTGCCAAGCGGGATTACAGAAATGGCTGGTGGCGGGATCGTGGCATTTGCAGAAGGCGGTCAGCCACAACCAACGTATCTGCCCAAAAATACTGATATCGAAAAGGGCGAAGTCCCTGTATACAGGGCAAAAGCGCCAGAACAAATTGACCTTACCAAAGCTGCCGAGATGAGAAAAGAATCGGAGCGACTGGCAGGATTAAGCCCAAACTTGTACGAAGATTTGCGCAAAGACGTTATTGCAGACAAAGAAGATTTTGCCAAGCAGAAAGATCAAGCTCAAGGCATGGCGCTTCTTCAGTTTGGATTTGGTCTGATGGGCGCTCGACAAGGGCAAGAATTCCAGACGGCTTCGGCAGCAGCACAGCAAGCCCTTTCTAGCTACGGATCGTCGCTAAAAGAAATCAAAGCATCAGAGAAAGAAATGAAAAAGAGCCTGCGCGATCTTAAGATTGCCGAGGCTGCTTATCAAAAATCCAACGCAGACAAAGATCTTTCTCGAGTCGAAGAGGCCAAAAAGCAATTGCAAACTAACGAAGAAAACTATGTTAAAGCGCTTAATGATGGCGTTAAGAACAAAGTTGATTTGTTCAAAACCAAAACGCAGCAAGATACGCAAATCAGAACTGCGGAGATTGGTAGATCGGGACAACTTGGTGCCGCAACAATTGCTGCCAATGCTCCGGGTGCAGAGCAAAAATTGCTCGCCACAATACACGCAGAAGAAGTCGCCAAGAACCCAGAAAATCCGCCAACGTTGGCTGAAACTTATGAACGGATGAAAACTACTAGCGGCAAGGCAGAGGCTCGTGCCAAATATGCGCTAGCTCTTGAAAGAGAGTGGAATGATATGGGTGTCATGCAAGGAAAGTTCATGCAAGACAACCCAACCATTAAGAGCGGAGATGATTACATCAAAGCAAAAATGAAATTGTTCGATCAATATTATGGTAGACCCGGTGTTGCACCGACTGGCGATGGAGTCGTAGTTCAAACACCACAAGGCGCAATTAGATTTAACACTCAAGCAGAAGCTGACGCATATAGGCAACAAGTTGGACTAAAATAACCATGGACTATTTGGCAGAGGCAAAAAAATTTGGTGGGTCGCCAATACCAACGGAACCATCTGGTATCGATTACTTGTCTGCTGCCAAAGAGTTTGGTGGTACACCAATCCAAGACACGAAGTCTGTCAACTATCTCGAAGCAGCCAAGTCATTTGGCGGAGTGCCAGTTGAGGAGCCTGTTGCAAAAGACACGCAGGCCAATCCGTTTATAGACAAGGCAGAGAAGCAAACTCCAACGCCGCAAGAGAAGAAAAAAGAAGAAGGGCGCTGGTACGATTTCCTAACAGAAGAGGCAACTGCTCGACACAGCCTAGCCAAGAAGGTTGGCGAGGATGTATTTGTTGCCACCAAGAACACGCCAGTTCAGGCCAAAGCAGCGGTTGCTGCCGCCCTAGAGGGCAACGATCCGGCGGTTATCTTTGGCGAGAAAGACTGGAAAGACACCGCAATTCAGGAAGCTCGCAAGGTAGCAAAAGCAGAGCGTGGATTTGAAGGTGCAGAGGAAGAATACCTACTAGGCATCACAAGAGAAAAGTTACGCAACCTGCCCCAGAACTTGTCGTTTAGTTTGGTCAGCATGGGGGCTGGTCTTGCCGCTGGCGTCCCCGCTGCTATCGGCACAACGCCTGTGGGTGGATACGTTGCCGGCGGTGCGGCTTCCGGCCTTGCTGCATACCGGATGGACACCAACGCTTTCCTGCGCGATCTGCGGGATACGCTAGACGCCGCATCAGAAAAAACCACTGGCAAGCCATTAACAGACGACCAGTTCATCAAGGTTGCCAAGAACTACGAGTCCATGGTTCGTGAGCATGGTTTGTGGGAAGCGTTGCCAGAAGCCTTGGGCAACGTGGTGGGCGCAAAGCTTGGGGCTTCTTTGTTCAAGGAGGCGGCACCTGGAATTAAAGGGCTGCTGTCCGACATGGCAAAAGTTGGCGGCCAGTTTGTCAATGAACTAAGCACAGAAACAATTACGCAAACCGGCCAGCACAACGTTGAGGTTGATGCTGGTATGTCGAATCAACCCAAGCGTTCATTCACGGATATCGACGACCTGAAGAAGTCTGCGCAGGAAGTGTTGCCAGATGTTCTGTTGCTAACGGGTGTTACCACTGGCGGCGCAAAAGCAGCGGGCGCGGTTTACCGTGGAACCGAGTTTGCCAAGAATCGAGAAATAGCGCGGGCTATTGAAGAGGACGTAGCAGGAAGATCATTTACCCCGGAGGGCATACGGGAAGAGGCAGCACGCCGTATGGCGGGCGCACAGCCTACAGATATTGCCGCCATAGCAGATGTTATGGATCGCTCCGCAGCAGCCCCGCCTGTAGCTCCTCCAGAGCCGCCAGAGGGTCAAGCAGTATCACCGGCTGTTGTAGAGCCTGAAGCAGCGCCTACCACGTTCTCCGAGGAAAACCTCGTTTCGATGGGTATAGGCAAGACAAACAGAAAGATTCGTACCGAGTTGATCGGCAAGGATCTGAACAACCCAGAGCAGCGCGAAGAGGTGCGGGCTACTCTGGAGGCATACAGTCAGAATCCCAAACT